TGGTGAGTTAGGACATCCTGACGGACCAACTGTAAATTTGGAAAGAGTATCACATATGATTACGAAACTCTATCCAGATGGTGCAAACTTTATTGGTGAAGCAAAAATAATGAATACACCGTACGGTAAGATTGTAAAAGGTCTTATTGATGAGGGTGCTCAATTAGGAGTATCATCACGTGGTATGGGTTCATTAGAAAGAAGAGGCGGCGCTAACTACGTAAAAGATGACTTTTACTTGGCTACTGCTGCTGATATTGTTGCAGATCCTTCTGCTCCAGACGCTTTCGTTGAAGGTATTATGGAAAATAAAGAATGGATATGGAACAATGGCGTTCTCGTTGAAAAGAACATTGATGCTTGGAAACGAGAAATTGAAAGTGCGAAAAGAAACGCTTTGGCAGAAGCTAAAGTTAAAGTATTTGAGAACTTTCTTAAAAACCTCTAGTTTATAAATAGTATCAATACAATTTAAAACTAGTTTTAAAATTAAAGAGGAGATTTCAATGGCCGAAACAGAAAAGAATCTTGAGGCGACAGTAAAAGAAGTAACAGAAGCAACTGCTCCTGATGCTCCTAAAAAGAATGCTGTGGCGGCTGAGCCTTCGCATATTGCTAAAATGGCAGACCACGAAGATTTAGGCGCAGCTGTAGTTAAACCTACAGACAGTAATCCTGACGCTACAAAGAAAGTTAGTCAAGTTTCTGGCGACCCACAACAAAAAAGTCAAGGTGCTGCTGACGCAATGCCAAAACTTAAAGGTGAGTCAAAAGATTCTGACAAAGATTCGGAAGATAAAGAAATCAAAGAAGGCGAACTACCTGCTGGTCTTAAAAAATACCTTGACAAAAAAGATGACAAGGCTAAAGACGAAGAGGTGAAGAAAGAATCTTCACACGAGTCTGAAAAAAAAGACGAGAAGAAAGAAGCTATGCACGACTCTGAGGAAAAGAAAAAAGACAAAGAGGAAGGTTATATGAAGGCTTCTTACAAGAAAGAAGAAATTGACGTAAAAGAACACGTTGATGCTCTAGTCGCTGGAGATGAATCATTATCTGAAGAATTTAAACAAAAGGCTGCTACTGTATTTGAAGCTGCGATTAAGTCTAAAGTAAAAGACATTGCGGAAGAAATAGAAGCAGACTACAACAAAAAATTCGAGGAAGAAACTTCTAAAGCTAAAGACGAGTTAGTTGAAAAAGTTGACTCTTACCTATCTTATGTAGTGGAAGAGTGGATGAAAGAAAACGAACTTGCTTTAGAAAGAGGGATCAAAGGCGAAATCGCTGAGGACTTTATTAGTGGTTTGAAAAAACTATTTGAAGATCACTACATTGATGTTCCAGACGAAAAATATAATGTTTTAGAAGATCAGGCTTCAAAAATTGATGAGTTAGAAAAGAAACTTAACGAATCAATTGAAAAGAATGTTGAACTATCTAAAGAGAACGGTAAGTATGCAAGACAATCCATTATTGATGAGGCGTCTAAAGAACTTGCTGAAACTCAAAAAGAAAAGTTTAATAAACTTGCTGAAGAAATTGACTATAAAAACGAAGAAGACTTTAAAACGAAAGTATCTACTATTAAAGAAAGTTACTTTGGTAAAAAAGACTCTTCTGGTGAGATAGATGATGTGGCGGCAGACTCAGAAACTCAAAATGAGGATTTGAGTAATGCAATGGCTGCTTATAGTGCCGCTATAAGTAAAACAAAAGACATTAAGTTGTCAAAGTAATAGGGAGATAAAAACAAATGTATTTATCAGAACAATACGAAAAGAAATGGCAGCCTGTCCTAGAACACCCGGATCTACCTAAGGTTCAGGATTCTTACAGACGTGCCGTTACAGCTACTATCTTGGAAAACCAAGAAAGAGCAATGAAAGAGGACGCTGCTTTCTTAAACGAAGCTGCTCCTACTAACTCTACAGGTAGTGCAGTTGCTAACTGGGATCCAATTTTGATCTCATTAGTAAGAAGAGCAATGCCTAATCTTATCGCATACGATATCGCTGGTGTACAACCAATGACTGGTCCAACTGGACTTATCTTTGCAATGAGAAGTAGATA